CTGCCGCTTTCGCCGCTGCTCCCGTTGGCGCAGGAGGATCGACAGGATCGACAGGATCGACAGGATCGACAGGATCGACAGGATCGACAGGATCGACAGGATCGGCAGGATCGACAGGATCGACAGGATCGACAGGATCGACAGGATCGACAGGATCGGCTTCTCGTGCAGCCCTACGTGCCGCCTTATCCAACACCGGCTGGATAGAACTTGCGTCACAAAAAACCATTGTTTGAATCTGAGGGATGTCCGTAATACCCTCGCGAATTAACTTTTCGACACGGAGAACTTCCGCTTGTGTTATGTGCTTTTTCATAATATGCCTCGCTCTGTTAGAAAGAAAAAAAGGGAAAGTTGCGTCGAAGCAACTTTCCCTGTACTACAACACCCAGGATTTAGGTATTCTCAACAACCAACCAAACCACATGCTCGTCTTCCGTGCGAACCACACCAAAGGTGGATGCGCAGTAGATGCGCCATGCGAAAGACTGGGTAGGATCTTCTGCAACCCTTACCAGCATTTCCCGATTCATCTGCATACCCAACCCTCGGCGGGTGAAAGCAACGAGGTCGATTACATCGGGAGTACCTGCTGTAATGTTCAGCAGCGTGGACATGACCCATGTAAAGCCCATCCAGTTCGGCACGATGCCGCTAGTGGCGAGTTTTTGAAGAGCTTCGCGATGAACGAAATCGGCAGACGTTTGTTGAGTCAACTGCAACAGGGTCTTAACCTGTTTCGGCCCAACAACGAACACCTTCGCAACATCCAGTTCGATATCGCTTTCCAGGAATTTTTCGATAACGTCAGTGACGAGGGCGAAAGTTATCGCAGTAGCAGCGGTGATCTTTTGAGCAGCCAAGTAAGCTACTGCATTGCCATCTCCATCCGTGGCAGCACCAGTAGCAGCGGCGAGAATCTTGGTATCCCACGCACGACGAATCGCGGCGGCAAGAGACATTGCCTGATTGCTGTTTGGATCAATCAACATCTGAACGATGTCTTCTTGTTGCGTGCTGTCACCGGCATGTTCAGTCGCGGCGATAGACAGACGCCTTGAGTAAGTGCCGCCAGTGGAAGGTGTTGCCACCAGACCTGCCGCCTTGCTGGTAGAACTTGCAGCGGACAGACGTTCCCAACCGTGATCTTTGCCTTCACCCGTGCGTTCCGTCACGTATGGTCGCAGTCGGGTTATGGCTTGTTGAGCGAGATGGCGCAGGGTGCGTTCGAAGGTGGAAATATATACTTTGTCAATATCGGTAGCCATTAAGCTATCCTCCTAAATTTACATTTAAACGAGAGGGTAGCTACCGGGACGGTTGGCCCAATTTTTCCGACAAGCTCCTTATGAGAGTAGTTGTCGAGAATTGTGGGGATTATGCCTGATAACCCCCACGTTTGTCAACCGCGACCCATTAGAGCGTCACGAAACTTATCATTCTCTGTCTGGGGTTTGCCTGCATCAGCAGCCCGGGTTAGCTCCACCATTTGTTGAACGGCAGCTTTATGGGCAGGACTAGAGCCATCCCAGTAAGGATGTTCCTTGTTATTTTGGATCTCAGAGATTTTCAACTCAGCCTGATCAGGAGTCAAATGGCTGGTTTCGTTCCCGCCGAGATCATCACCAATGCGCGGCCCGGGTGATTTGTATCCATCCATGAGCTTATCAAAGGCTTTCATGTTTTCAACACCAATAGCCCCTTCTCCGATAGCATCCACCAAAGGAGTGTCGAAGCCGAGATTTTTAGCGAAGAGAGCTGTGCTTTTCAATTTCTCAGCAGTCGCTTCTCCAAATTCCGTTTTAACTCCATCTTTCGCTTTTTGGAGATTTGCAGTTTGCAAATTAGTATTGGTTTCAAAATCACCCAAAATTGTTTCAGATATACCCTTCATCTGGACTTTGGTGATCCCCAACTCATGTGCTTTAGTAGTCAGGTTATCAAAGTTACCTTTCAAAGATTCAGGGATATCAGCCAGTTCATAACCGACCACATCTTTAGGACGACCCATGCGATCATGGATATGGCCCATATCCGCGCCTTCGCCAACAAAGACAAGATCAGGCACCTTCTCCTGTAGGTCATCCAAGAAAGCTTTCCGCTTTTCTGGGGCAGCATCTTCACCAGGAATTGTGATCTGCTTGGTTTGTAATTTTCGTCCGTTGACGATCATGGTTGCCATCTGGTCGATATCTTTGATATCATCCAGCGCACCATTTTCACGGATATCTTCGGGTAGCTGTTCACGCCAGCCATCGGGTAGTTCAAGAGGCATCAGGTTTTTCTCGCTCGTTAATTCGTTGCAACTGTTTAAGGTATTCCACCAGATCACGACTGCCTAAATTATAATAGGTGTCTTCAACAGTAGACCCACGTAAATCCACCCCGCAAAATTCTTCTTCTAAAATTGCAATCAGATCTTTGCCAACTGGATTATTCAGTAGTTCGACGTACTTCGCAGCTTTCCCGCGAATACGTCGACGCATTTTATCAATATTAGTTTCTTGGTTTTCCATAACTTCGCTCGTTTAAAAGTTGCGTGGAAGCAACTTATTGTGTTACTGGCATACCGGCTTCAGCAAACTGCTTGGCACCTTTACCCAAATCTGCCGCTGCTTTCCCTTGCGCCATCAAAATTTCCATCTGTCGATTTTGAAGATCCTGTTGTTGCTTCTCGCTAACTTTCTCTTTAACTTGATCTTGTGATCGAATTATGGTGGCAGGTACATCCATGGCTTTCGCGGTTTCACGACCAAACTGTTCTGGGTCAGGCAACATCCCTAACTCAGGATATGCTTTCCCGAACTCTGTCATCATAGACATCCATTGCGCCATCTGAGCCACCGTGTCTGATTTCTGCGCACGCGCCATGGGGCCAATGTAATCAACATTGAGATCACCTTTGGAATCTAAAACTTCTTGAGGCATCTCCGGCAACTGACCGCCGCGAAGCAATATCCGAAATGTTCGCTCGATTAGCGGATCTAGCAAGTCGGTTTGCAAGCGACCAAAAACAGGGCCGAGCAACCTTTGCATAAGATCAAATCTCGCATTGACTTCCGTTGCGGTCATTGCCGGGGATTCCTTAAGCTCAAGACGATCTACCAAAAAGGTCTTGTTGATGTTGGCACGGTAATCCATGATCAACTGATCAGCAACCTCAAAACGTGCTCCTGATTCGTAAGGTGTGATCGCGTTCTTGTCACGTACAACCGTGTGACCGCCGGGGCTTAAATCAAGATCAGACATCAGACCGCGCTCAGTAACCAGAGACGGGGGATCGATAACTTTAGCAGCGGCAGCTAGGCGTTGCTCAACCATTGTGTTCAGGGTCATCACATCACTAAGCGCGATAGTGGCCGGAGAATACCCCCACATCGAGCCGCTGGCTTTCTGCCAACGAGGTAGGAAAGCTGGCATTTCATAGAAGCCCCCTTCTTTCCCTAACATTTCAGTTGTTGAGTGCAGGATAAATTTGGATTCAAAAGGGCGATCTTTGGGTTTTAACAATTTGGTAGTGTCGGCTTTTTCCTTACCCTTGCGCGGGTAGATCGCCATAATAACTGTCAGCTTATTATCAGCCTGTGCTGGTGTTTTCGCTTTCTCTTTGATATGGTCTGGCACTTCATCTTCGCCAAACTTACTGACGATCTGTAACGCTGTCCATTCATGCCGCCGATAAAACATGAGGATGTTGCCCTTGTGGTCTGGCTCAAAGTATACCCCACGTATAGGCAGTGTTGAGAAATCCAACCCTTTCCATTCAAGTTCCGATTCCGCTTCTTCAATTAAGCAGGCTGTCCCGAACGACACCAGATCCAGATAAGCCTCGTTAATTTGGAGATTAAAATCCGACTCCTGCAAAGCGTGCCAGATTACCTCTGAACAAGCTTGCAACCATTCCTTTGCTGAGTCTACGATGTTCAGAGAGTCCTGTCGAAACCGTAACCCAAACCATCGATTCGAGGGGTTAGTCAGCGCCCCATGAACTGAGCTGGCGAGGATGTTGCAAGCTAAGACCGCTGTGGAGTCGAATACATCTCGTCCTCTACGCCAGTCAATCTCATGTTCACTGGTCTGCGACTGGAAGAATTTACCACCCCTGATAGGTACGACGAACTTTTCGATCAGATCCCATGTGCTCTCAACCGTTTTTCGAACAGTCCAGAGCGCGTCGTAACGCTGTTTGATTTCTTCCGGTGTCATAGGTTATCCCCTTACGAGTTCAATTTTGGAAGTTTTCGCTCGTGCAACCTCACTCTCAGTGAATGACATACCCTTTATACCCTTGAAGATCATGTCACTAACGATCTCCATCAGGGCGATCATGGTAGGATCTTGTCCCACCTCATCATCCAGGATTCGGATCTCAAACCATCGTTCGCCGGTTTGCCCTTTAACCTGTATCCAATTCTCGCATTGTTCCTGCGTCATTGGTGGTTTTACTTCTGGTGGATCTTCGCTCATTATCTTCTACTCCCGCCTATACAGCGCTTCACTTTAAACCGTTTGACACCTTTACGCAAGTCCGACAGCGTATCGCTCCTGTAGTTCGCATATATGACCGCATCCCCTGCGTCATTCGAACGCCCCATCCGTGTCTTAAATTCCTGCTTCGATTCGATCTGGATAAGAGCCAGTGGCTTGCCGGGGGTGGTGGTGTACGTGAACCCGCACAAGTCTGTCTTGAGCTTCGGATCTGGTGGTATCTCCAAGTTATCCCCGCTCTCAGGATCTAGAGCCTCGTGCATACGCCACCACAGTTCCGCTCGCAGATTCTTGAATCCAAACAACCCGTCCTTCGAAGTCTGATCCGTGGACTGGTTAGAAATCAAAGCTTCTACATTAATGTCATTCTCGATCAACTTGTCATAGACTGAGCTACCGATCCCGATCACATCAATATTCACAGGTGCCGAATCTCTCCGCGCCTGAATTACCTGCCCTGCCCCTATCGGGCCTGTCGGCACCTCCTTACCCGGGATCTTGATCAGAGGCGCATACCAGTTGTTGTGCTTCGCCGCGATCACCATCTCATCAGCTCCTCCACGCGACGGGTCAACACCCATACTACTCATCCGGTTCACACCCTTCCCGGGCTTCCATCGTTTCATCGCTGCTTCTAACCAAGCTGTCGGGATTACCTGCATCTCATGGTCTTGCAGGCTGGCGAGGAACTTGCCCTCAAGCATTCTCTCACGGAGATGCTTCGGCAACCGTTGCAACTTCTGCTTGTACCCCGATTGGATCATGTGCGGGTTATCATCGACCTTGGCACCGATGAACGTCCTAGACTGGGCGCTATACGTCTGCCCGTTTATATCGTAGTCACCCGGGGCTTCAACCTCTACGTCATCATCCTCGACTACTAAGAACCATCGGAGTTCTCCGTCTCGCGCTGGATCAGGATGATCTGGGTCGAGCCACGGGCGGAATACTCGCACCATCCACATTCCCGTAGAATCTGTAGGCGGATTGGAACAGAGGAGGGTGCGGGTTTTCTGACCTTCGGCAACCGTCCTTTCCCAGACGGTGAGGTATACAAATTCTTCATAGTTAATGTTCGCCGCTTCATCGATCACGAGCAGATCGCGAGGTGCGCCCTGATACTTAGCAGCATCTCCTGGTTTATTGAGTCCGCCAAACCGTATCTGCCGGTTCGGTTCCTCGTTGTACGGATCAGTGATCACCGTGTTCGGTAGCCGCCAGATCCCATTCTGCGAGTTAAACCCGTCGCGTCCCCCCATGATCCCCTCGATCTCATCCTGCATCGCGTACAGTTGCGCTGCCTCCTTGCGGATGATCAAAGATCGTCGGTGCTTCGTCAACGCCAGCAGCACGGCGAGGAACGTCTTCCCTCCTCCCGCCGCGCCGCCATACAACGTCAAGTCCGCATCAGTCTCTGCCGCCATCGTCTGTGGCCCGGGGTGCGTAACCAGCGATGGCTGTCGATCCTTCAACGACTCCATCAAGTTCGACTTGTCCTCCGGCGTCAAGCTGTCGATGAACGCCAGATCTTCCTTAAACGAAGCGTTGGACACAGGAGTAGGTGTCGAGGGTGTGTCCATCAGTACCCGCGCTTCTTCTTCGGCATCTTCCTTTTCGCTGGTGCCTTGTAGTCTTTCTTCGCCATGTGGATCACCTCCTTTATAAGAACTCGTATTCCTTTACCTCGTTAAAAGTTGCGTCCAAGCAACTTTCCTGTTCCTCAAGGTTATGCTGCTTCCGCCACAGTTGCAACCGCTGCGCCAACTCTATATTAGAAACGACCGTATGCTGGTGCGCGTGCTGATGATCGTGGGTGTTGTGGTTAATACTCTCGGTGGCCTTCAAATCCGGCAACACCTTCCCAAGTAACTTAAACTTAATATCTGCTCTGGCGCGTAGCGAAGTAATACACTCCCTCTCCAGCGGTATCATATTCCCCGCCATATCCCGCTCGCCTTGCAATAGCACATCGATCTCCATGATCTCTGAAATCATAGCGGTGGCGT